GCCATCGGTCATATCATGCGGGAATGGCGGCGGGAACAGAAACGGCAACGTGATCACGAAGCCTATTTACTCCGAAAAACAGCCTGGGAGGCGGCTCATCCCGGCATGACTTACGAACAGCGCCCGCGCTATTACATCCAGGTTTGGAAGGACGGTGACCGCTGATGCGCGAGTATGTGATTGAGGACGCTTTCCGCGATGAAGTGACGCGCCGCGGTGGTTTGGCACTAAAGTTCACTTCTCAGACCATGAACGGTTTGCCGGATCGTCTGGTGCTCCTGTTGGGCGGCAAGGCGGCATTTGTGGAGCTGAAAGCTCCCGGTAGAATCATGCGCCCTCTACAGATCAAGCGGAAAGAGCAGCTGGAAGCGCTTGGCTTCCCGGTGTTCTGCGTTGACCGCTTTGAGCAGATCCAACCCGTGCTGGATGCTATAAGCTCATGGCAACCCGGCGGGCAAACACACTCAGCCGGTGCCGCAATCCCTGAAATAGAGCGCGTGGAGTACCCGGAGTTCAGGGAAAATGATCCTTTCAAGGTTCGCTTCGGCGATCCGTTCCCAGAGTTCTCCGATATGGGCGGCTCTGACGAAAGGGGCGGCGGCTGATGAAGTTCACTCCTCACGATTATCAGATTTACTGTACGGATTATCTGAAAACGCACCCTGTTGCTGCGCTTTTTCTCGAAATGGGTTTAGGAAAAAGTGTTATTGCATTAACCGCAATTAACGATCTTATGCTGGATAGGTTTCAGGTGTCGAAGGTGCTCATCATTGCGCCTCTTCGTGTTGCCCGCGATACGTGGCCTGCCGAGATTGCCAAATGGGATCACCTCCGCTTTCTCGACATCTCGGTGATCACAGGCACGGTCAAAGAGCGCACACGCGCGCTTAACAAGTCGTCGCTCATCTATGCCATTAACCGCGACAATGCGAAGTGGCTAGTGGATTATTACAAACAGCACGATCTCCCCTGGGATTTCGATATGGTTGTCATCGACGAGCTGTCATCCTTCAAATCGCATCAGTCCCAGCGTTTTAAGGCGCTACGATCCGTCCGGCCGCGCGTTAGGAGAATAGTAGGCCTCACGGGAACGCCATCATCAAATGGCTTGATGGATCTCTGGGCGGAGATCGGCATTCTTGACCAGGGCGAACGCCTCGGTCGGTTCATCGGCAGGTACCGGGAAGCCTACTTTAAGCCCGGTGCCATGAATCCGCAGAACGGGATTGTGTTTAAGTATGTCCCTCGCACCGGCGCCGAAGAACAGATCTATCAGAAAATCAGCGACATTACGATCTCCATGAAAGCCCTTGATTATCTCGACATGCCATCCATCATCTACAACCGCTACGAGGTGGAACTGGGCGAGCAGGAGCGTAAGATGTACGACCAGCTGGAATCCGACCTCCTGATACCTTTCGTAGACGGTGACGTGGACGCTGCCAACGCGGTAGCATTGTCGAACAAGCTGCTCCAGATGGCCAACGGCGCCGTATACGACGAAAACGGAGCCGTACGGCGTATCCACAACCGAAAGTTGGAGGCGCTGGAGGATTTGATCGAGTCGGCAAATGGCCAGAACGTGCTCATCGCCTATTGGTTCAAGCATGACAGGGAGCGTATCATGACATACCTGTCATCCCGTGGCTACAGCCCTGCTGACATTCAGTCTTCTGAAGACATCCGCCTCTGGAACGCCGGGAGCATGCCGATTGCCCTCATTCATCCCGCATCCGCCGGGCATGGTTTGAACATCCAGCAAGGCGGTCACATTCTCATCTGGTTCGGCCTAACCTGGAGCCTCGAACTGTATCAGCAGACCAACGCGCGCCTTTGGCGGCAGGGGCAGCGAGAGACCGTCATTATCCAGCACATCATGGTCAGGCAGTCGATTGACGAGAAAGTGATGAAAGCCCTGTCATCCAAGGATGCCAGCCAGGAAAGGCTGATCGCCGCGGTCAAGGCAAGCATTGATGATGTACGGCATGACCAGATCCGGGATTAGCACGACGGTCTTTGGACTATCCGAGAAACGAGGAGGTGATGAGTGTGAACGCAGTGAGTAGCGCGTCAGCAGAGAAACAGGGCACGGTTACACCCACTGAAGCTCACCTCGCCGCTGTTAACGCTGGCTCCAAGTGGGCGCGAAGGCGGAAGGTCATCAAGGCGCTGAAAGCGTATAAGCTCCGCCTCGATGCCCGCGCCGTGCAACGTAAACGTTACGAGATCCTCTGCACCAGACTCTACTCTGGCCGCTCCTCCCGCATCACGGGCATGCCCACCAATCACGACCAGTTCGCGGCGGATGATCGGTTTGCCGAGATGCTCGACGAGAAGATGGAGCTGGAAAGGGCGCTGGCGGAGGCGGAAGAAATGGACGAGATGGAGCTGGCGCTTAAGTTTTTGGGCAGCCGAAGCCGAATGTTTCTCAAACGATTCTACACTGACTCCGACCGCCAAAACGCACACTCTTTGCTTATGAAGGGTCTCGGCCTTTCATCTACGCAAGTATACCGAGAGCGCGATGAGGCGCTCGATAAACTATACAGCATATTGTACGCGGAAGTCTGATGCTTCCGAGATGGGAGGAACCCGTGGATAAGTTCAGAAAATGCGAGATCGAGGAAGCGGTACGCAAGTACTACAAGGCTTACGATCTGCTCGCCGACATTCCGAAGGAAGCGGTTCACAAGCTGCGCAGCTCTTCGCCCAACCTCGATTCTCTGAAAGATAAACTCACAGTTGATGCGATGCGCTCAATAGCCGAAGTGGAGCCATTTCTTGATGGGCTGAGCTGCGATGAACAGGATCTACTGATGGAGTTATTCAGCACCGATGAGTGTAAACGCGGTCAAGCCGATAGAATTGCCTGCGAAAAGGGCATATCTCTCAGGAGCGTGTACAACCGTAAACGAGACGTTTTGAGAAAGCTTGATGCGTCGCTGCCGCAGAATCCGACTACAGGTGAAAAAGACGCTCTGTTCGCAAGGAGATGGCGCTCATGAGCGGCCGCGGCGAGCGGAAGAAAGATACCGTTCTTGTGTTGGAGGCGTGTTGGGAGAACTTGGCGAACGCGATTGTTGTACAAGCAGTTGACGATTATCTTGCGGCGTTTAAGGCTCTTCAAAGCGACCCGGATAACTTCCGCGCGAAACGGATGCAAAAGGAAGTACTTGCTTTCTTAAAGTCGGAATGGTATCAGACTTTGACGAATGTAAACCCCAGAGTCCTCATTCAGCACTTGGAGAATAAGACTGGCACAGACATTGATTTTTGACATACTCTCGAAAGTTGTCACAACTTGTCCCGGAAATCAGAAGATTTCGGCTAAAGGAAGTGCTACAATGGTATCATCCCAAAGGACATCCTCGCATTCTTGAAATCGGACTGGTATAGAGAATTAACGGGTGTTGACCCAAGAAGTATTGTCAGGCATTTGGAGAACAGGACCGGCGCAGACATTGATTTCTAGCTGGAGGAACATAGTTTGTCGGCCTTCACATCTGCACAGTTTTTCACTGTATTTCACTACTATGCGCTATGTTGCACAATCTTGCACTAAAACGGGGAGATTTCGGCTAAAGGAAGTGCTACAATGGTATCATCCCAAAGGTGGAGAAAGACCCTGCCCGTGACATCAGGCAAATTCCAAACATGAACCTCGCTTGAGCCGACACGCTCAGCGGGGTTTTCTTTTACCCTTTATCCAGCTCACGCGCCTACCCACACATCCGCCGCCAGAATTCGAGGTGATGCGCAATGGCACGGCAAAACCACCGAAAGCAATATCACGGCCGCCGGCTGCCAGCCGATCTTTTCAGGCTGATGAAGCGAAAGCCTACCAAGCCTGTTGATTCAAGCAAGACCTCATTAACCAGCACTACAGAGAAAGGCATCATCATGGAAAACGCAGTAGCAACAACCGTTTCATCAACTCCCACGATAGCCCCGCGTCCCGTCAAACCGCAGGGGACGGATGACCCTCGTATTGTTCGCGGCTCCGTCTGGTTCGCAGATTTGGGACTGCGCACAACCTCCGGCCTGCTGCCTACCTACGTTCAGTCGGGCCGGCGTCCTGTTCTGGTTATATCAAACGATCTCAATAACCGATACGGTACCATCCTGACGGTCATTCCTTTCACGGGCTCGCCCAAGCGTCTCGACATGCCGACGCATGTAGTTGTAGTCCCTTCCGACGTTCGCAACGGCTACCAGCCTAGCGAGATCTACGCTTCGACGCTGCTGTGCGAGCAGGTGACGGTGCTGGACAAGACGCGCCTCGTCGGCTACGTCGGCACCGTGGTTAACCCTGACCTTATGACTCGCGTCGAGACCGCGCTCCTTACGCAAGTGGGCATCAGCCAAACCCGGCAGGAATAGGAAAAGGAGGCGGTTTTATGCGCGAACTGAAAATCGCTCTCGGTAACTCCCGCCAGGCCAAGTACTGGTCGAACAAGACCATGTCCTTCGAGGAAATCTGTAACCGCCTAAAAACGCCTATCAGAACCACAGAGACGTCGGAAGAATACCCCAAGCTCCCCAAAGGGCAGCGCGACGACATCAAGGACAAGGGCGGTTTTGTCGGCGGGCACCTGCGCGAGGGGCTTCGTAAAGTCGATTATGTCGATTGCCGCTCCCTTTGGACGCCAGACCTTGATGATGCGACCCCGGAATTCGTTGCGGCACTACACGAGAGGATCCATTTTCTCTGTGCCGTCTACTCCACCCATGGGCACACGCCGGAGGCTCCGCGATTGCGTTTGGTTGCGCCGTTCAGCAGGGACGTTACCGCCGATGAGTACGCAGCTATTTCACGTTTTCTCGCCGCTGACATTGGTATCAGCATGTTCGACAAATGTTCATTTACACCGAACCAGTTGATGTACTGGCCGACATGTCCCTCAAACGGCGACTATCTCTTCGACACCTTTGAGGGTAAGCCACTCGATCCCGACGCCATTCTAACCGCGCATCCTAACTGGCGCGATTGTTCACTGTTACCAACAACGCCCAGTGAGAGCAAAGTCAGCAGGCCAAGTCTGAAGCAGCAGGAAGACCCGCTCTCAAAGCCCGGTGTGGTAGGCGCGTTTTGCAGGGCTTACTCCATCGAAGCGGCGATTGACGCTTTCTTGCCTGACATCTACAAGCCATCGGTCGTTGACGGGCGCCGCGATTATATCAACGGCACAAGCTGCGCGGGTTTGGTACTCTACGACGACAAATTCGCGTACAGCCATCACGCCACTGACCCGGCATACGGAAAGCTCCTCAACGCCTTTGACCTCGTAAGGCTCCATAGATTCCCACCTAACTACGACGACCCAGCCGAAGAAAAGAAGTCATACCACGCGATGGCTGGATTCGCGGTAAAGGACGAGACAGTAGGCGCGCTACTTCTACGAGAAAAGCAGGAAGAGGCCGCGGTAGAGTTCACATCTACCACCGACTGGGCGAAAGCCCTGACGCGCGACCGAAACGGCGGAATCCAGAACACCCTCCACAATCTGACATTGATCATTGCAAACGATGAAAACTTGAAAGCTATCTGCTTTAATCAGCTCGCAGACGGTATGGAAATCAAAGGCGAGGTGCCGTGGAAACACCCCGCGCGGTTCTGGCGAGACGCCGACGACGCGCAGCTCATCTGTTATGTGGACGCGAATTACGGCTCTTTCTCGGCGAGGAATTTTGACATCGCGGTCACGAAGGTCGTAGATGATCGTTCATACCACCCGATTAAGGACTTCTTCGCGTCGCTGCCTCCCTGGGACGGTGTTCCGAGGGTAGATACGCTGCTTGTCGACTATCTCGGCGCGGAGGACAACGCATACACCAGAGCCGTTACAAGAAAGGCACTTTGCGCAGCGGTAACGCGCATCTGGACTCCCGGCGTGAAGTACGATTATATCCTCGTCCTCAACGGCCCGCAGGGTATCGGCAAATCCACCCTCATCTGCAAACTGGGCGGAGAGTGGTACTCCGACAGCCTGAACCTGAGCGACATGAACGACAAGACTGCCGCAGAGAAGCTGCAAGGTTACTGGATACTCGAAATCGGCGAGATGGCCGGAATGCGAAAGGCCGATATCGAAAAGGTCAAAGCTTTCGTTTCGAGGCAGGACGATAAGTACCGAGCCTCCTTCGGTCGCCGCGTAACGCCTCACCCCCGGCAGTGTATCTTCTTCGGCACGACCAACTCGGAAAACGGATATCTGCGCGACATCACCGGCAACCGGCGCTTCTGGACGGTCAAAACGCCGGGTACGGGACGGCTCAAGCCTTGGCAGCTCACGGCTGAGGAAGTAAGGCAGATCTGGGCGGAAGTGCTGACTCTCGTTGATCATGGCGAGAAACTATACCTTGACGTTGACCTTGAAGCCCAGGCCCAGCGTGAACAAAAGGATGCCATGGAGCAGGATGACCGGGAAGGCCTCGTCAAGGAGTATCTGGAAAGGCGTCTGCCCGATAACTGGGACAGCTTGGATGTTTTTGACAGGAGAAACTATCTCCGCGACTATTGCAAGCCCAACCAGCCCGAGGGTGTTAAGGTACGAGAGACCGTCAGCAATCTCGAAATTTGGTGCGAGTGTTTTGGCAAGCCTAAGGAGGACATTAAGCCCTCCGACTCCTACGCGATAGCGGCGATTATGCTACGCATGGAAGGCTGGCGCAAGACGGATGAGCGGGAGACGCAGCCCATCTACGGACGACAGCGTTTGTACAAGCGAGAGTAGTGAACAAAATCACCGGTTCATGATGGCCATCCGTCAATTCGCGGTAGCAGTCCATGAGCACAATTCACAGGCTCAAAAAAGCAATTCACTTGGACAACCTACAGGGACAACCTATTTGACTTGTCCTGTCCACAGAGGTTGTCCAGTGAGAAGAGCCTTGAAATCACTCCATAACGAGGCTTTTCTGGACAACAGGACAAGAATCTCTTTATAGCACAAAAATATATGTTTTTAAGACTAAAAGAATAACCCGTCCGCGTGAATGCGCGCGTATTTGCGCGCGTAAGGGAATTCATGTCCACTTGTCCACACCTGTCCACCGACTCTGGTATTAGGTATCTCAGGTGTCGTAGATGACAGCGATGGAATGATAGAAGCAATAAGCTGTGGATTGTAGGCCGTGGATTGTAAAGCCGTGGATTGTAAAGCTGTGGATGGTAGGCTGTGGATTGTAAGCCGTGGATTGAATGACCAAGGATTGAATGGCCGTGGATTGTAGGCTGTGGATTGTAAGCCGTGGATTGAATGGCCAAGGATTGTAGGCCGTGGATTGTAAGCCGTGGATTGTAGGCCGTGGGTTGTAGGCTGTGGATTGTAGGCTGTGGGCTGTAAGCCGTGGATTGTAGGCCGTGGATTGTAAAAGCCCATGTCTACTTCATTCGTTGGTATGTGAATCATTCCAGGCTACCGCCGTAGCTCTGGTTTCATGCGGCTAGCGCGCCACCCTGATGGTGAGAATGGGTTTGCCCAACCTCTTGCTATCAAGGTGGCGTTCATGCCCGCGATGGTACGATAGCAGAACAGCCAGAGGCGTACGATGGCTTCCTGAGAACACTGAACGCTGTAACATCAATCAGATTCATGTTGGAGAGGTGACACCCCATGCCCAATAAACCCCGCCACCCTTGCGCCGTTCCGGGTTGCCCGAACCTGACGGTCGAGAAGTACTGTGAGGAGCACAGGAGTACAGACGAGCAGCGTCGCGGTTCTTCTACTGCCCGCGGCTATGACTACCGATGGCGGATGGCCAGTAAAGCCTACCTTCGCGCTCATCCCTTGTGCACCGAGTGTGAACGGCAGGGCAAGCTGACTCCTGCCACCGAGGTGGATCATATCCAGCCCCACCGTGGTGACAGGCAACTGTTCTGGGACGAGCGAAACTGGCAGGGTTTGTGCCATAACTGCCACTCAAAAAAGACAGCAACGGAGGACGGCGGGTTTGGGAACACAACGGAGTGATTGTGATTGAAAATGCAAAAGAAATCAAACACAATCAAAACAATCAAACGCTTTTTCAAACCCCGCCCTCTTTGTTATATAAATATAATACAGAACTAAATTTACCCCCCTTAGCGGGGGGTCAGATCTCTGTAACCCTTATGCTGTCGACCGCGTCGGCCTCTCGTGCTAAAAAGCGCAAAACCAAACAGGGTATTGCCCCCCTTGGTCAGGAAGGTCAGAAACAGCGTGGGTCTTCGGGTCGGTCATACGCTGAAAGGCGCGTGACTACTACGGTTGAGCATCTGCGAAGCGCAAACCGCTACAGCGTAAAGGTCGCTGGTTCTGAGCACCGGAACCTCAAAACCGGACAGTTTTTCAAACGAAACAGGTTTTTTTCAAACGAAATCAAACGCGCCACACATGACCGTCCCTGCTGACGCTCGGACGGTAATAATTTACCCGCCGCCAGCCTGAACTGGTCAGCAGAGAAGAGGTGAAAGACATGGCGAAGGACGGAACCCGCCGCGGCGGCACGCGCCCCGGTTCCGGGCGCAAGCCCAAACCGCTGGCAGAAAAACTTCTGGATGGCAACACGGGTCACCGAAAGACGAAGGTCATGGAGTTCGGCGATATCCCTGAACTGGAAGCGGTAGATATGCCGGAACCTCATGAAATGCTCTCCTCGGAGCAGCGCGACGGCAGCGTCCTCCAGGCCAAAGCCATCTATGAAAAGACATGGAAATGGCTGGAGGCGCGCGGCTGCGCCCAGCTGATCTCTCCGCAGCTACTGGAGCGCTACGCAATGAGCGCGGCGCGCTGGATCCAATGCGAGGAAATCACATCCGCCAAAGGGATGATCGCGGCTCATCCGACCACCAAAGCGCCGATCGCCAGCCCGTATATCAACATTGGGCTGAATTATATGAATCAGATGAACCGGCTGTGGGCAGAAATCTACGACATCGTCCGGGCCAACAGTCTTCAGGAAGTGCGCGGCACAAGCCCGCAGGACGATGTGATGGAGCGCTTGCTGTCGGCGCGGCGGGGAAAGTGAAGCTTAGTAGCTCTGTCAGCAACATAAACCGCGGCAGCACCACCCGCTGACCTTAGCTCTCAACCCGAACCATCCAGCTGAAAATGTTTATAACATCACACCTGGTGTGGCACGATACCGCGCCTGTTTTCATGGCATGTTAACCGGCACGCTGCAATAATCCTGAGCTGCTTCGAAAACTGGGTTTCATGGTCTGCGTGCTGGATCTCGCTTTACAAAGCGTACAAATTCTGGGGGGCAAAGCAAATGGATAATCAACTGAAGGCGCTCGGTTTGACTGAGCAGGATGGCAGGGTCATCGTATCAAGCCGCGACATTGCGCGTGTGTTTGAGAAAAGGCACGACAACGTTATACGCGACATCAGGAACATCATCGGAAATGACCCCAAATGGGGCCTGCTCAATTTTGAGGAGTCGAATTACATCAACGAGCAGAACCACATTCAGCCTTCCTATGTACTGAACCGTGACGGCTTCACAATTCTGGTCATGGGATACACCGGCGAAAAGGCTATGTCTTTCAAGAAAGCCTACATCGCCGCTTTCCACGAGATGGAACACAGGCTGGCATCACGCAACTATAAAGCGGTTCTACTTGCACTGGTTGCCAAAGAAGAAGAACGGGAATCCCTCCAAGCCCAGAATCAGGTCGACGGCGCCACCGTGACTCAGAAAGGACGGTCAACACGCCCATGAAAGAATTAATCCCCATGAACGAATTTGGCGTGTTTGCAGACATTCACGACACGCCGCGCGTGGACAGCAGATTTGTCGCGCAGTTCTTTGAAAAACGCCATGACCATGTTCTCCGTGATGTCGAAAACCTTATTGCCCCCAAATTTGGGGAGATTGAAGAGTCTGTCTCTGGCCTTAGTCAGGCATTCATCAAGAGAAATTTCGCCCTGTCAAGTTACAAAGACAATCGCGGACGTTCTCAGAAAGCCTATGCCATGACCCGCGATGGCTTTACCATGTTGGTCATGGGCTACACGGGTCAGAAAGCCATGCGTTTTAAGGAACAGTATATCCGTCGCTTCAACGAGATGGAGCAATTCATTGAAACGCTGGTATCCGCCCGTGAGCAGTTCCCCAAACTAACGCGAAATATTCGGCTGCTTCACGAGAATCCGAAGCCATACCACTTCAGTAATGAGTGCGACATGATCAACCGCATCGTGTTGGGCATGACTGCAAAGCAGTTTCGTGAGAGCCTCGGCCTTGAAAAAGGAAAAAGTATCCGGCCATATCTCCGGGATGATCAGATTGCCATGCTGGAACTGTTGCAGGATGTGGATATTGGGTTGTTGCTCTCAATGCCCGACTTCCAACAGCGAAAGCGGCAACTCGAGTGGTACGCGACAACGATAGCCGGTGAATTCGGTACGACGCGCAGATCGGTGGCATGTCTGGAAGAGCGGGATGTCTCGTAACGGAGCCCGTACCACTGGCGCGGCATGATCGCGCTTTTTTATTACCTGGAACTTGAGAACACATCACGGACGGCTGCGACCACAACAACGGTTGCCAGATTCATAGAAAGCGAGGATTTCATATGACCACATTTCAAACCTGTGAGGCCGTGTGCGCGGGCCATCCCGATAAGCTCTGCGACCTGATCGCCGACAGCATTCTGTGCGCCTGCCTGCGTGTGGATAAAGCCGCCCGTGTTGCCTGCGAGGTTATGGCGACGAAGGGTCACATCATTGTCGCCGGTGAGATTACCTGCGCGGAGCGTGTGGATGTGAAATTTATTGTCCGCCGTGTGCTGGAAAAGGCCGGTTATGAACCACGCCACTTTCGCATCAGCGTTTACCTCCAACAGCAGAGCCGCGATATCGCAGCCGGTGTGGATGTGGCGATGGAGGCGCGAGAAGCTGCCAGCGATGTTTCCAACCAAGACAATCACACGTCCGCTGCTGATCCTTACGACGCCATTGGCGCAGGCGACCAGGGCACTGTATACGGCTATGCCACCCATGAGACCCGCGAAATGCTCCCCCTGCCGCTGGTGCTTGCGCTCAGGATCTGCAAAAAGCTGGACAGCTGCCGCCGCGGGTTGCTCATACGCGGCATCAAGCCGGACGGTAAGGCACAGGTTACTGTGGAGTACCGAGATGGCAAAGCCAGACGTATCAAGACCGTGGTGATCAGTATTCAACACGATGTAAAGAAGGACTTGGCGGCGCTTGAGAAAGAGATTCGCCTCTACGTCCTGACTTCCTGCTTCGCCGACTTCCCACTGGACGCGGCCACCGAGATCCTCATCAATCCCGCCGGTCGCTTCGTTCTCGGCGGCCCCGATGCTGACACGGGGCTCACCGGTCGTAAGCTCATGGTGGACACTTACGGCGGGCTTGCCGCACAAGGCGGGGGCGCGCTCTGCGGTAAGGATCCCACAAAGGTGGATCGCTCCGGCGCATATATGGCGCGCTACATCGCCAAGAACCTCGTGTGTGCAAGGCTGGCCGAGAAGTGCGAGGTTGCTCTCTCCTATGCCATTGGGAAAGCAAATCCTGTTATGGTGAGCGTGCGAGGGTTCGGTACAAGCGTACTGCCGGATGACAAGTTGACCCGGATTGTAAACCGTGTCTTTGACATGCGACCGGCGGCGATCATCGATCATCTCGATCTGCGCAATGTTTGTTACACCGATACAAGCTCATATGGGCATTTCAGCAGCAGCCTCCTGCCGTGGGAGGATGTGGACAGGCATGACGCGCTGCGCAAAGCGGCGCGGGAGGTTGTGGAAGCTGACTACGGCAAGCAGACAGGTATGGCTACCGACAATTCGGGAGGGGCAGGAAAATGACGATTGAAAAACTGCGGCTTGCCGATCTGAAACCGGCGGAGTATAACCCCCGAAAGGATCTCAATCCCGGAGACCCGGAGTATGAAAAGCTGAAACGCTCGATCGAGCAGTTCGGCTATGTGGATCTTCTCATCTGGAACAAGACCACGGAGCATATCGTTGGCGGCCATCAGCGGGCGAAAGTCCTGATGGATCTTGGTTACGACGAGGTGGACTGCGTGGTTGTCGAGATGGACGAGACCCGGGAAAAGGCGCTCAACGTGGCGCTGAACAAAATCAGCGGCGATTGGGATAAGGACAAGCTGGCGCTGGTGATCGCGGATATTCAGGGCACGGATTTCGACGTCTCCTTTACAGGTTTTGACGCCGCCGAGATCGACGACCTGTTCGCGCACACCGAGAAGGGCGAGGCGCACGATGATGACTTTGACGCCGATGTCGCCCTCAAGGAGAAGCCTTTCGTTGAACCCGGCGATGTTTGGACGCTTGGACGGCACCGGCTGATCTGCGGCGATTCCACGTACGCTGAAACCTTCGCTGTACTCATGGACGGCAAGCAGGCTAACCTGTGTGTGACCGACCCGCCGTATAACTGCGATTACGAGGGCGGAACAGGAATGAAGATTCTGAATGACAAAATGCCCGCCGAGAAGTTCAAGGCATTTTTACTGGCTGCGTTCATCAATATCTTCAATTCGCTGACGGATGGCGGCTCCTTTTATGCCTTTCACTCGGACGCGGAGAAGGTCAATTTCTATGAAGCCGCTGTTGAAGCCGGTTTCCACTATTCCACCACCTGTATCTGGGTGAAGAACAGCCTGGTCATCGGGCGTATGGACTATCAAATGCGTCACGAGCCGGTGATCTACGCTTTCAAGGACACGGCAAAGCACAGGTGGTATAGCGACCGCAAACAGACGACGGTATGGGAATTCGACCGACCGACGAAAAGCAAGCTGCACCCGACGATGAAGCCGATCCCGCTTATCGCGTACCCGATACAGAACAGCTCCGCGCCTAATGGTATCGTGCTCGACCCCTTCGGTGGCTCCGGCTCCACCTTAATCGCGTGTGAGCAGACCAACCGAATTTGTTTTACTTCTGAGCTTGATCCAATCTACGCGACAGTGATCATTAAGCGCTTTTATCAGTATTTTGTAGAACACAAGAATTCCACCACAAATGTTGATGATGAAATATACGTTATCCGCGATGGAAAACGTATTAGTTTCTCAGAAATCGCAACCCAGAATATGCCTTAACGGACGTTCGTTTTTCCTGATAACTTGTTAGAATTACGGTGGGCACAATACAATGTTAGGAGGTCTCACCGTGGAAACTATCGAACGAACCGTGCAAATGTTTCTGGATGAAATGCATCATGTCGGATACGGTACAGACAGATTGAAAACTGCTGCATCCGTGCTGGACCGACTATGTGCATGTCATTCGACAGCCAACTGTCCACATCTGAACAAGGAATTAACAGAAAGATACGTTGACACTCTACGTGAAAAGTTGAATAATACCCCCACCGGGCAGAGGTATGCACAAGAGCAGATTCTAATCATCAGGATTTTCCTTGGCTTCGTGGATACTGGAAAGATCACTGAGGTAAGGTATACACTGCCCAGAATACCTGTTCCTGATGAGTTTGCCAGAGTTATAGATGAATACGTCGACGAAATAGTTGTCACTCCAAGCCAAAGGAAAAGCAGGTCTTGGGCTCCAAGACGTTATGCTTTCTGGCTTTCTCAGCATGGTGTTACGTCATTCCATGAGGTGACAATCGCCAATCTAAGGGCATATATCATTGACGAAGCTGCGAATCTTAAGAGTAAAACCATTCCATCTTTGCGTGTTGAAATGCGTAAATTCCATATATGGCTTCATAGTAACGGATACATTGATAGCACATATGAGGAATTATTTGACTTTCAAGCAGCAATAAAAAATAAAATCCATCCTGCTGCCCCACCAGATGATGTAGCAAAGGCCATTTCGCAAATAGATCGTTCAGCTGCAATGGGTAAAAGAAATTACGCCGCCATTATGCTCGGCGTAGTACTCGGCTTGAGGGGCTGTGATGTCAGAGCGCTGCAGTTGACTGACATTAACTGGAACGAAGGAGAAATACGGATTTCTCAGAGCAAAACCGGAAAACCGCTTGCTCTTCCATTGACAAGCGATGTTGGCGAGGCGTTAAGAGACTACATTCTTAATGGACGCCCACATTTTGACGACCCGCATGTGTTCCTCCGTCATAAGCCACCAGTTGGCCCAATAAAATCGGGCAGCACTTTCGGTGGTGCCTATACGCAATATATGAGAATGGCGGGGCTGGACGGCCCTGGAGGATTTTACCAACTTCGCAGGGCGGAAGGGAAAAATCTTGTTGTATCCGGCACGCCCGTCACTACTGTAGCCCAGATCCTTGGACATACTGATATTGCCAATACAAAGCAGTATATTGCTTTGGACACGTCTTCCCTCAAGATTTGTGCTCTGAGCTTTGACGGTATTGAGCCAAGGGGGTGGAAGCTGTGAAATACACTTTCCAAAGCTGCTACCAGAATGCCATGAATGGATATCTGGAATTCCGAAAATCATTATGGTTCTCAGCTGATGCGAGTCTTACATATCTCCGCCGTTTTGACAGATATTGTGCTGACAATGAAATCACCTCCGATTCTCTGACCAAAGAAATTGTTGATGCCTGGTTGAAAAATGAGCAGGAAAAAGGTTACATTGACATGTGCGGAAGGGCAAGAATCATGCGGACTTTCGCAAAATATCTCAAAGGAGTCGGCGTATCTGCCTATATTCTTCCTTCATACCTGTTCCGTGACAAACGAACTTTTGTTCCGTATGTCATGTCAACAAAAGAGCTCAGTTCCTTCTTCGATGCGGCAGACAGGCTTGAATCCTGGCATTGCGGGGATCGCTTTGTATCATATGTTGCTCCAGTCATTTTCAGGTTACTGTATACGTCAGGATTGCGGCCGCAGGAAGCATGTAACCTGGTGGACTCCGATGTTAATCTTGACAATGGCGAAATCCTCATAAGAGTCAACAAACGCAGAAAAGAGCGGATCGTCGTTGTTTCGGATGATATGCTCCGGCTATTGAATGAATACGTCACACAGAGAACGCACATTTTTGTCAGGACTCCGTACTTTTTCCCCAGGATTGACGGGAGAATGTACACTGCCCAGCAATTAGGTGCCGTCTGTGATCGCTGTTGGGAAATGGCAAATCCTGATCTTGACCCCAGTTTTCTTTCTGCGTTGCGTCCATATGATTTCAGGCATACATTTGCCTCGGTTGTACTTCAAAAATGGATAAACGAAGGTATTGACCTTTTTACGATGCTGCCATATCTCAGAACATATATGGGGCATGAACATTTTGAAGATACAGCGTACTACATCCACATCTTGCCTGAACGGCTGTCGGCATCACCAGGTGTTAATTGGGATGCCATTGATGCGGCTGCACCGGAGGTGTCGATATGGGACTGAAGAAAAATGATTTATTCTCGATCACCTTGGATTATTTCAAGTCGTACCTTCCTTATATGAGGAAATGCAGTCCCGCGACGATTCGTACATACCAGATCGCCATGGAGCAATACCTTGATTACCTGAAAGGACAAAACGGTGTTATGCTATATGAGGTGACAATTTTCATGATGGACAGGAAATCGATGATTGCCTATCTTGACCATCTTGAGAAGGAGCAGGGGTGTTCTGTCTCGACAAGAAATCACCGCAGAGCATGCATAAGGGCTTTTTTAAAGTACGCGGCCACGTGTAGCATTGAAGCAGCAGGTATTTGGAATGAGATTCAATCCGTACCCAAATCCAGCGAGTCAAAGAAACCGGTCGACTATCTTACTGTAATAGCTGTAGAAGCAATTATTGCACAGCCGGATGTTGCAACACGAAAAGGAAAGAGAGACGCTTTCCTTCTGCTGTTTCTATACCAGACAGGCGCACGAGTTCAGGAACTTGTCGATGTACGGATTTGCGATCTTGCCATTGATAGCAGAAACATTGTAACTTTACATGGCAAAGGCTCGAAAACAAGGGCGATCCCTATGAGGGAGAAGCTTGTTGAGCATCTGAAAAAATATCTCCAGATGTTTCACCCCGACGTGAATCTGTATTCAACAGATACATTATTCTATTCCGTACATAAGAGTCAACATTCAAGAATGACCGAAGACAATGTCAGAAAGCTCGTCAGGGAATACGGGAATAGAGCTCGCGCAAAAAAACCTTCTATTCCTGAAAACGTTCATCCACATATGTTTCGCCATTCAATAGCTATGCATCTTTACCAGAATGGTGTAGCATTACCGCTCATTTCTCAGTGGCTTGGTCATTCGAGGCTCGAAACCACACTCATCTATGCGTATGCGGATACAGAGCAAAAGCGTGAAGCCATTGAAAAAGCAATCCCTGAGGATAGCACCCTCAAGGCATTCTTGAATTCAGAACGGTATCGTCTCGACGATGACGACCTAATTAAGCAACTGTACGGTCTGAAATAACCCAACAAGTTTACGGGAAAAAAGGAAATAGAATTCCTTCACTGGATTTCTATTTCCTTTTTAATATCCGCATATTCAATCTTTTGACCGTCCCGGATCACATATATCTCTGGCTCCGAATTCTTGTGTTCTACAAAATACTGATAAAAGCGCTTAACAGGAATTCCCGTGAAGCGCTTCATCGAGCAGGCGGGTGGAAGCGATGGCGTCATCTTGCTGCGCGACGGCCTGACGTACCGCTATGACGAGGTGCCGGGACTGACGGAGGCTGAACGACAAACAAACAAGTAGTTCATCCTTTTTATTTTCCTGGTTTTGTCAATACTGCACAACCAGTTCCGACCGTTGCCGTTCGTTCTGTCAAATGTGCTGAAAGCCATTATAAATCAACACTTTTCGCTTGCTATTCGCCCGAAAGTACGGGAATATGTGCTCACGCCGAAGGTATACAACGGTGGGGAAAATGCAGAAACCTGCGTAAAGCGGACACAGAAAGACGGACAAGCACATGAAGATTTCTTACAACGTAACGGGTAGCAAGCGCAAGGAACTGGTGCAGGCGATCTCGCGGGAGCTGGAAACGGAAGCAAAGTATTGCGGTGCTCCGGGTTTTGCTTACGAAGTCGGTGGCCTGCACATCGACAGGGACGGCACGGTGAGCGGCCCCGACCATCGCGGCCTGATCGCCGACCTTGAAGGCCTTTACAGCCTGATTCCCGCGGCCGCTGCGTACGACACAGAAAAGCCCGCGACAGAGGTTCCCGACGACCTGCAAATCTCCGAGACTGCGGCGCTGGGCGGCAGGGTCAGTCCCTATGATACGCTGACCGACGATGAACCTCCCCTGGTGGTGAATCGCGACAGCGAGCCGGATGCCGCGCCCTGTGGCCTAACGATCAGCCTCCCGCGCGAAGGCATGACCGACGCAGCGATAGAGAACCTACGCAGGCTCATTACCAATAAGGAAATCCTCATCAAGAAAGCGCTGGGACTGGACTCGCTACCCATCGAGGCAGATGACAATGTCATCTCCTTCCCATGGTATGACAATATGCCTTCGTCAGAGGTGCTCAAAGCGGTCTCAACCCTCGTTGCTAAACTGGTCGGTATGGCCAAAAACCAAAAGCGCGTGAATGCCAAAGCTGAGGAACCGGTGGAGAATATGAAGTACAGCTTCCGGTGCCTGTTACTAAGGCTTGGGTTTATCGGGCCGGAGTACAAGGATGTGCGATCGACGCTTCTGAAAAACTTTTCTGGCAGCGGAGCGTTCAAATCAGGAGCGCGTCGCACGGGGCCGAGACCGGCAGTGCCCCTCGACCAGCCCATTGATGCCCAGGCCAGCGAAAGGGAGGATTCAAGCAATGCGTAACTTCCCCGACAGAGAAACTGTCGAGCGCATCCGCAGGGAGTACCCTGCGGGCACTCGCATAGCGCTGATTGCTATGGACGATGTCCAAGCGCCCCCCGTTGGCACTCACGGAACCGTGCTGGCAGTCGACGATGTAGCCAGTCTTCAAGTTCGTTGGGACAACGGTAGCACCCTAAACGTGATCTTCCGTGTGGACAAGGTGGCGAAACTGAAGGAAAGTGAATGATCGCATAACATCGCGTTGAGAAAGCAGACTCAAGATCATTACGCACAAGCCCTTTCTCATGCACACCGGGACTGCCGAAAGGCAGCCCTTTCATTATGCCCGGTTTCGAGAAAGGATGGGGCCACAGATGGCAGCGTATAAGCTTAAAAACTACCAGCCAACACGCTTTATGGCTCCGGATTCCCATTATGATAAAGCAGCCGCCGACTACGCTGTGGCCTTCATCGAATCGCTCTGCCACACAAAAGGCAAGTGGGCGGGCAAACCTTTTAAGCTGATCGATTGGCAGGAACGCATCGTGCGCGATATCTTCGGAGTGCTGAAGCCCAACGGTTACAGGCAGTTTAACACGGCATATGCTGAACTCCCTAAAAAATCGGGGAAGTCTGAGCTTGCCGCCGCCATCGCCTTGCTGCTGACCTGCGGCGACGGAGAACAGAGGGCGGAAGTTTATGGCTGTGCCGCTGACCGAAACCAGGCATCCATCGTGTTCAATGTGGCGGCCGACATGGTGCGATATTGTCCCGCACTTGCCAAACGGGTAAAAATTCTTGACTCCACCAAGCGTCTCGTCTACCAGCCTGCCGGTGGCGTTTATCAGGTGCTTTCCGCTGACGTGGCGAACAAACACGGTTTCAATACCTCCGGCGTCGTCTTTGATGAGCTTCATGCTCAGCCGAACCGAAAGCTCTACGATGTTATGCTTCGCGGTTCCGGCGACGCGCGAATGCAGCCGCTATATTTTCTCATCACTACAGCGGGCGACAACCAAAACAGTATTTGCTGGGAGGTTCACTGCAAGGCGAAAGATTTACTGGAAGGTCGAAAACACGACCCGACATTTTACCCGGTGATCTATGGCGCAGATGAGAGTGACGACTGGACTGATCCGGAGGTGTGGGAAAAGGCAAATCCCAGCCTTGGGGTGACGTTTGGTATCGATAAGGTGCAGGACGCCTGTAATAGCGCAAAGGAGAATCCAGCCGAGGAGAACGCTTTTCGGCAGTTGAGGCTCAATCAGTGGGTGAAGCAAACAATCAGGTGGATGCCCATGGACAAGTGGGACGCCTGCGCGTTTCCGGTAGATCCGGAATCCCTCAAGGGGCGCGTGTGCTACGGAGGCCTGGACCTCTCGTCGACCACCGACATCACG